GCCCTACATCCTTCGTGATGGTGTCACCTATGGCACAAGCTTGAAGCTAAAAGGTATTCAACTAATTTCACTACAATCTGCAGCTGGTGTTGATGTAGGAGATATGTCTACTGAAGATGTTGCTGAACTGTTCGGCAGTACAGCAGGGTTCAAGGTGTCAGATACGAATGTAGTATCAGCTGAACCTAGTTCTGTTGAGGATGACACTGACTTCTAATGGCATTCCGATCAGGACTTGAAGAACGAGTAGCTGATCTTATGTGTGAGTTGGGTGTCAAGTATGAATATGAATCAACTAAGGTTCCATACGTCATCCAGCATATTTATACGCCTGACTTTCTTCTACCAAACGGCATCTATTTAGAATGCAAAGGGTATTGGGATGCAGAAGATAGGCGTAAGATTAAAAACGTAAAAGAACAGCATCCAGAATTAGATTTACGTATGGTATTTCAATCACCATACAATACAATTAGCAAAAAGTCTAAGACTACCTATGCAAAGTATTGCGAGAAATTAGGTATCCCTTGGACATCATTTCACAACATTCCAATTCAATGGTTTCTTTAAAAGCAAATCTTGATCTCCTCAAAGAACACAATCCTGACAGAGCGTATGAGTTGATTGAAGAGGCTCACCAATTATGGACTACTCGGAGTAATGACTTATTAGAATTATTTGATGATAAGGAAAATATTGACGAAGCTTTTGATCTTAAATGGAGAGCTTATGAATGGGCTTTAGATAACCAACAGTTCATTCAGCAATATAAAAAGGAACATCCAGAAATCACATACCGCTATTTCAGTAATGAATGAGCAAGAAAATGAGTTTGTAGAACATATTCCATGTCCAGAGTGTGGCTCATCAGATGCAAATAGTTTGTACTCAGATGGTCACACTTTTTGTTTTAAATGTCATGCCCGCACGCATGGCGACAACCAAACCACTCACAATCATAAAGTGTCAAATGTACAACTTCAAGGATCAGCCAGACGGCTGCAATCAAGAGGAATTTCTGAACGTACCTGTGAACTATTCAAAACCTACAAAGATGGAGAGATCCTACGCCACTATTATTTCGACAGTACTGGAAAGGTTGTCGGGGCGAAGGTAAGGACTAAAGACAAGACATTCCGATGTGAAGGAGAAGTCAGTTCTCTATTCGGAATGCAGAACTTTAGACATAAGACAGCTAAGGATCAAAAGTTAGTTATCTGCGAGGGTGAAATGGATGCGATGAGCATCTATGAATGTCAACCGTGGCCCGTAGTCTCCATCCCCAATGGTGCAGCCGCAGCAAAGAAAGCCATTCAAAAAAACTATGAATGGATCAATCATTACGACAAGATAGTACTATTCTTTGATAACGATGAAGCCGGTCAGAAGGCTGCCAATGAAGCCGCTAGTGTATTACCACCTAGCAAGACTTTCATAGGCTTTCTAGACGATTACAAGGACGCCTCAGAGGCATTACAAGCAGGTAATACTGAATCGATCAGGGCAGTATGTAATTACAGCCATACACAATACCAACCAGACGGCATTGTTGATGCCAAAACACTTTTAGAGCTAGTAACCACACCTTCACCACCATCTGATCATGACTACCCATTCAACGGACTTAATAAGTTATTACACGGGATCAGATATGGAGAGCTTGTCACGGTTACTGCAGGTTCTGGGGTTGGAAAAAGCTCCATTCTCAGAGAGATATGTGCTTACCTTCTCAGCAAAGGAGAGCGGTGCGGTTACTTGGCGCTTGAGGAGTCAAACAGGCGAACAGCACTCGGACTTATGTCAGTCGCCGCTAGAAAGTCTCTACACATCGGAGAGCAACAACGAAGCGAGTTAACAGAGATATTTGATAACACCATAGCTAATTGGAACCTTCACTTATTTGATGGTTTCGGTAGCTATGACCCTGACCATATCTACAACCGCATTGAATATATGGCGGCTGGTTTAGATACAAAGGTCATCTTTCTTGATCACCTATCCATCTTACTTAGTGGACTTGAAGGTGATGAACGTCGAATGATCGACACAACAATGACAAAACTAAGGTCATTAGTTGAACGCACAGGCATCGCGTTATTTCTTGTATGTCACACAACAACACCACCTAATGGACAATCACATGAAGAAGGAGGAAGGGTACAGCTCAGAAGCTTGCGCGGAAGTAGGAGCATTGGTCAACTTAGCGACGCTGTTATTGCACTCGAGCGAAATCAACAGGGCGGATCTGAACGAGATGCTACGACAGTGCGAGTCCTTAAAAATCGCTATTCAGGCGAAGTTGGTGAAGCTTGCCAACTGAAATACGACCTTAATACTTGTAAATTTAATGAAACAGCAGCAACAGCAGAGTTCAACGCGACAACTGATTTCTAAACCAAACCCACCTACAGCTGAAGCAATTAAGAAAGCACAGTTTGTAGATAAAACATACCAATGGACTAATGCTCGTATTCGATCTGGAGACTGACGGACTACTCGATGATGTTACCAAGATCCACTGCCTTGTTATTTATGACAGTGAAGCTGATGCAACCTGTATCTACAACGATCAAGGTAATCAAGAACCACTGGTCAGAGGCATCCAACGCTTAGAAGATGCTGATGTATTAGTTGGCCACAACATTATTGGGTATGACATACCAGTAATCAAAAAACTATATCCGTGGTTTGAACCACAAGCTTTTGTATTAGATACCTTACTTCTGTCACGTCTTTATCACACAGATATGTTGGACGTAGATAAGAAGTTAGATAAACCGAACATGCCATTACAGCTACGTGGACGCCATTCATTGGAGTCATACGGCTACAGGCTAGGTGAATACAAAGGAGAGTTTGGTAAGACCACGGACTGGCAGGAATGGTCACCAGAGATGGAAACTTACTGCGCCCAAGATGTAAACGTCACAGTCAAACTATGCGACCACTTCCACAAATACCTGAGTGGGTCAAACTAGAGCACCAAGTTGCTCAAATATTAACGAATCAAGAATTACATGGATGGTATTTTGATGAATGCGCTGCATGGAAACTTACATCGTCTCTCAGAAAACAACTTGAAGAAACTCATCAACTATTACGTGACCGGTATCCTTTCGTTGCCGGATCAATATTTACTCCTAAACGAAATAATCGGACCCAAGGCTATGTCGAAGGTGCTCCATTTACACGCCTCAAAGAACTAAACCCTACATCCCGAGATCATATTGCATGGATATTAAAGACGCATCATGGTTGGAAGCCAACCCAGATGACAACTACTGGGAAGCCGATTATAGACGAGACTGTATTGAAGGAGATGGCTGCATCAGGTGGACCGTCGATTGCTTTGGAGTTTCTGAAATGTCTCGATATTACGAAGAGCTTGGGGATGATCTCCGAAGGCACCAACGCATGGCTCAAGTTATGTACGACTGCTAATCGGATACATCATCATTGTTCTGTAGCAACTGTAACTCATAGATGTGCCCATCGAAATCCAAATTTAGCGCAGTGCAAAAGTGATGATGAATTTAGGAAGTTATTTACAGCATCCCCAGGTCAAATTATGGTTGGGAGTGATCTTAGTGCTATCGAATTTAGGCTGCTCGCGCATTACCTTGGACGATGGAGTAACAACTTTAGAGACACCTTACTCAATGGAGACATTCATCAAGTCAACGCAGATAAGGTCGGAGTTTCTAGACGACAAATCAAAACCATTAGCTACGCTTTTATCTATGGAGCAGGAAATCAAAAGATTGGTATGTCCTATGACCCTCTACTAAATGAGACACAAGCTAAGAAGAAAGGTAAAGAAATTAGAGAAGCATTTGTTTCTGCAATTGATGGACTTTCGGAATTACTTGAAGCAATAAAAGAAGCAAGTAAGAAAGGTTATATCAAATCAATAGACGGTCGTCACATTATTGTTGACAGCCCACACAAGGCATTAAACATGCTCTTGCAATCATCCGCGGCTGTAATAGCAAAACGTTGGATGGTGATCACAAACGAAACTATTAAACAACTTGGGTTGTGTGCTTCACAACTCGCCTTTATACATGACGAATTACAATACGAATGTGCCCCTGAACAGGCAGCTGACTTATCAACATCCTTGGTATTTAGCAGTCTCGCAGCTGGAGAATACTACAACTTACGAATCCCCATCGAAGCGGAAGCAAAGCAGGGAGGAGACTGGTCAGAGGTCCACTAATGAAACTACTCATTGATGCTGACTACATAGTCTATAAAGCCTGTGCAGGAGCAGAAGAAGATATTGATTGGGGTGATGATGTAATCACTGTAGTCAGTAGATTCTCTGAAGCATTGAAAAATGTAGAGAGAGACCTAACAAAGATCAAGAATGAATTTGTATGGGATGTTCCAAAGTTAATATTATTTTTTAGTGACTCTAAGAATTTCAGGAAAAAAATTTATCCCGATTACAAGGGGCATCGAAATCGCAAGAAGCCATGTGGCTACAGAAAAGTTATCACACAGCTAGCAGAACGCTATGAAGTCATCAAACTACCAACACTGGAAGCAGATGATGCTATGGGTATTTATGCAACAGCTCACGTTGATAATATTATTTGCAGTCCTGACAAGGATATGCGTCAGATACCTGGCAAACTATTTGATATGAAAGAGTTGACCACCATTGAACCTATTGAAGGGGCTAAGTGGCATCTTATTCAGACATTAGCTGGTGATCAGACGGATGGTTACAGCGGTGTTCCTGGTATAGGAATCAAACGTGCTGTTGCTTTATTTGAAGAACACGGATACACGTGGAAAACAGTAGTCAAAGCATTTAAAGACAAAGACCTAACTGAAGACGATGCATTGATGAATGCACGACTAGCACGAATCCTTACCTGTAACGACTATGACCCAATCGAACATACCGTCATTCCTTGGACCCCCTCCTCCGATTATCGAGCTGACAGTTGAGCAGTCATTCAAACTGCGGAGACTAGAGGATCTTCTACCGAAGGCAGATAAGGAAGACATCATCACATTATTTATGGCGTTACAACGTCAGAATTTTGCACTTACCAATACTGTATCCAACCTAGTAAAGAAATGGCCAACTCACCTGCCTATTACACAAGAGGCACCATCGAATGCTGGGACTTCATCAGAGACCAGCAACTAAATTACCACCTAGGTTGTGCAGTTAAATACATCTGCCGTGCTGGGTACAAAGACAGCAAGATAAAAGATTTAGAGAAAGCAATCCACTATTTACAGAACGAACTTGACAATAACTTACTTGAATCGACAGACCTTAATGGACCAAGCGGAGGAATTCCGAGCAGCCTACAATCTTACGACGAATGGGAATCAGAAGCCGACTCAAAAAGCTTTGATAGATGAGGAATGGAGTGAATACCACGAAGCATTCCATTTAAAAGATGATTGTGAACAACTCAAAGAGTTAGCAGATCTTGTGTATGTCTGCTTTCAAATGGCTGCATCCCAAGAGTGGGATTTAGATGAAGCCATGCGACGTGTACATCAATCAAACATGTCAAAGCTAGGAGAAGACGGTAAACCTATCTACAGAGGAGACGGCAAGGTTCTTAAAGGACCAAACTATGCGCCACCAAATTTGAAAGATTTAATAGAAAAATGACTAATGCATATGGCACAAAAGAGTTTTATGCAGAACAATTTGCAGACTTAATTGCTGATGTTCAACATGACTCACCTGAATTTAGCGACAATCTAATTGCTGGTTTCCTATTGGCACTGGATGACTGGCGTCAGTATCACGTCAAGCAAATTCTAGAACTAGACAGAGTTGAATTCAAAGCAACAGACAATTTAAAACAATTTAAAAATGACTAATTTAATCTCCCGCACAGGTCGGGTTCAATCCTGGATTGATAACCCAAAAGGACGCTTACCTGTCAGCTGTACGGTTTTTACCGTAGAAAATGAGATGGAAGGACCGAACGGAATTGAAGCTAGCTGGCGCTTCGCTAGTCACGCCCTACGTTTTGGGGCAGGGTGTGCAATTCACCTATCAAAGTTAGATCCTAAAGGGTATGTACGTCCTTCAGGTGTAATGGCTAGTGGACCTGTGAGTTTTGGTAAAATTTATTCTTCACTAAATGAAATTCTACGTAGAGGTGGTCATTATAAAAATGGTGCAATTGTTTTGCATCTCGATTTATCCCACCCAGATGCTAATGACTTTATTACTGCTAGTAGAGCCGAGCTACCTTGGGTTAAACGCTGCATCAACATTACTGAAGAGTGGTGGAAGGATTGTACGTTCAAAGAACAACTACTTTATAGAATCAAGTCCGGTGACATCTGGTTAAACAAAGTAAAATATGACAATGAAGGAAACAGAATCAGAGGTAATGTATGCTTGGAAGTATATTTGCCCTCACGAGGCACATGCTTGTTGCAGCATGTCAATTTATCTGCCTGTGAGTTCGGGAATATCTCGCGAGCTTTTGTTGAAGGTATGTCGGGATTGTGTGCCCTCCACTCAGCAACTGGCATCGGTGATAGTGGGGAGTATCTTAAACCAGAAGTCGATAGACAAGTCGGACTGGGAATGCTCGGACTTGCCAACTTGCTACGAAGGTACGGAATAACATACCGGCAGTTTGGTAATGCATTATCTCAATACAATCGTGGAGACAGCGTACGTACACCAGCCTTTGAGTTGGTGTCAGAGATTGCTTCAGGTATTAACCAAGCAGCACAGATAGCAAGAGAATATAAGATGGTACGTGCATTTGCTATTGCACCTACAGCATCTTGCAGCTATAGGTCTGAAGATCTAGATGGATTCACTGCTACACCAGAGATTGCACCACCTATCAGCAGAACAGTTGATCGGGATAGCGGTACATTTGGTGTACAAACATATAACTATGGCGATGTAGAGATTGCGTCAGAAGTTGGCTGGGATGCTTATAAGCAAGTAGCTGATGGAATGATGACATTACTTGATCGCACAGGACTTCTTCATGGATACAGTTTCAACTCTTGGAGTGATTCAGTAACCTACGACAATGCGTTCGTGGAAGAGTGGCTTAGGTCTCCGCAAACAAGCCTCTATTATTCACTACAAGTCATGAGTGATACA